TTAATAACCTTCATTGTTGTTGCGCGTTTGACCTTGGTTGGGTCAACGTTTGCGATGCCGTGTGTCGGGTTGTAGTGCTTCTTGTGATAGTTCCACAGCTGTGGAGAACCAATCCTGAACTGAGGATGAAGTTTTGCCTTGTACCAGAACACACAGTCCTCAATCTTGTTGCTCTTGGAGGTGTTGTCCAGGACTAGGCACTCGTAATTCTCAGTACAGGCATTCATAATCTGATTAAACATGTCAAAGGTTGGGAAGATTCCAAAGAATGCCTTGTAAAGCTTTTCACGATTTTGAATAATATTTTCCCTCAGAATGAAAACATAGTCAACATTTGCTCGAAGATCTGGGGTCAAGTCCATACAATACTGCATCGTCAACATGAAGAATATTTTCCAATGACGACCATTCATAAAACACTTCCTGATGCAGGTGTCCTTCATAAACTTTTTGTCATACATACAATCATCCAAAAGTATAAATGCTGGGCTAATTGGCTTATTTCGCAGCAGGATCTGCCTCTGCCTCTCAAGAACCCTCTCTATAGCTTCCCTGTCATAGTCACCATAAATGAACAGGTCTGGAACATACTGCTGATAGTGATGATTCCCCTCCTCAGTGGCTGACATGACTATACCAGCTGGAAGATGTCTCTTGTGATAAAGAATATCAGTCACAAGAGTTGACTTTCCTGTGTTTCGCTTGCCTATAAGAACACACACCTTGTCATCCTTCATGGATTCAGGCTTGAACTTTCTGAGCTGAATGTTCATCTATTAGAATATGTTTTTATTTCTACGCGTTTGTCACGCATTTAATTTTGTACTATAATAGTAATGGCAAGTGGGCGTGTCATATTGTCAACCACTGGTATACAGGATGAGTTTCTCACTGGGGAGCCCCAGATGACCTACTTCCTCAAGCAATTTAAACGCCATACCCGCTTCGCAATGGAGACTTCTGAAAATCCTATTGACGGGACTGTGGATTTTGGAAACACCTTGAGTGCAACAATACCTCGAAAGGGTGACATCATCAGGAATCTTTCAATCAAGTTGGAGCTTTCTGACATAATTACTGACGCAACCGGGGCAAACGCCAGGCCAATTTATACCGATTCTATAGGTCACGCACTTATTGAATATTGCGACCTTGTTATTGGTGGCCAGACTATTGAACGCATCACAGGTGAGTACATGGAAATATTTAGCGAACTTTCGGTTTCAAACTCTCAACAAGACGCATATTACTATCTTGTTGGGAAATCTAGAAATCAGGCTGTAGATGGAGGGAACAACACCGGTAGGAGAGTTTATATAGTGACCCTTCCATTCTACTTTTTCAGGAATAATCAACTCGGAATCCCGTTGTATTCAATCTATCGTCAAGAGGTTGAATTGAAATTTAAATTTAGAAAACTTCGAGAAGTTGTATTAAATTCAAATGATAATAAGCCATATATTTTGTCGGAGAGTGTTGAAGCAAGTATCCTCAGGTCTGGCATCCTGACAGAGTACGTGTACTTGACAGATGAGGAAAAGGATTACATCAAGGCTCGCCCAACTGATTATGTCATTGAACAGCTTCAGCTTTCAAGAGGTGTTATTGAAGACACAGAGAATTCAAAAAGTTTTAGATTGAATTTTACAAATCCAGTCAAGGAACTTTACATTGTTGTTCAGAATCAGGATACCCAGGACAACAATGACTGGTTTAATTTTAGTGATGGTTATCAGCCAAACAATTCAAATTCTTTCATAGAATCTTTACAACTTGAATTCAATGGTGAGATTATAATATCAGAGGATGTTGCCGACTACCTGTACCTGTTGTATGCCCAGCCAATGTACTATCACACCAGGGTCCCAAAGAGAAACATATACAGCTACAGCTTTGCATTGAGGCCAGAGGACCCAGAGCCTACAGGGCAGGTGAATATGAGCAGGATTATCAACAAGATGTTAAAGGTTACCTTGGCCACTGTAGGTGGATCATATTCAGGGAGTGACTTTCGCAATATCAGGATATACGCAAAGAACTACAACATCCTGAGGATACAAGATGGCCTTGCTGGATTGCTATTTATAGATAACACGTTTATGTAGAGTAAAATGGAGGAGCAGATTATACAGGCAAGCATAAACATACTGATGCCGGTTATGGAGTCTGCAATGGTTTTAGGTGGCAATTATGCAAAAATGTCAGGGCGTGACACCCTGACGAGCACAGACCTAGAGTATGCCCTAAAGTTCTGTGCTAGAAACGTAACTGGCAAGCACATTGGAACGCTCTTTCCAGAAATTCAACAGGACTCTGAGTCTGACGATGAAGACACAGTTGCTTCGCAACTGGAACAGGACGAACCCCCATTTACCAGGTACACAGGCGACGATGAGACGCTTAACAGGGTGAATGAGTGTTATGACACGTGGGATGACTGGGTGCCGTCAAATCCTACAGAACAAATGTTAAAAAAATCTATTGACTCAAGACAATGGACATAAACCTCACCGGCATTCATGAGCCAAAGGGGTTCGATGATGTTTTTACCCAGGGATTTCCAATTACAGAAAAGGAAAACAATGAGATTGAGGTTCCATATTATGAGAGTGAATATGAAGATGAAACATCAAGTGAGTATCACTATGAGACTGAAAGCGAGTGTACATCATCAGATGAGTGTGTGGTTACACACAGGGAGGCGGTAAGGTTCAATCGTGCACGGCCTCATTACAAGAATATATTGTCCATTGAGAATGATTTCCTCCCAGAATAATTTTCTTTATTTATTGTAAATGTCAACACAGGTTATCAATGTCGCTTCCCAGCTCGAGGCCCAGTCCGTAAACGCCGTTGTGGCAGGCTTCAGCTTTGCCTCGGCCCTCGCATGGATGGATGTGGTCCGCTTCGTCATCAGCAACCTCGTGAAGGTGAACAAGAACGGTGCCCAGTACGTGCTCCTGACCGCCCTTATGACCACCCTGCTGTCCATTGTGATCTACATGGTGATTGCCCGCTTCTCCACAAAGGTGGTGGCCCCAGCACCCCCAACCTACGCCGTGACCGCAGCCCGCTAAAGGGTTTTCTTGCGACGCATAAATGACAACAGGGCAAGCCCCATTAACAAACTTATTACCGAAACTATCAGGATTGTTTTCTGAGAGTTATCAAATCTGTTTTTAGGCATCAGATTCGGTATCTCTACAGGTGGAGGGAGGTCACCAGAATCAACGCCGAAGGCGTTGGACTGCTCAAGCACTGTCCCCATTCCCTTTTCCAGCGAGCACTCAATCTCAATCTTCAGAAAGTGGTTTCTTTTACCAAAGTCATACGGTATCAGCTTTGTACCATTGTTATAGTAAAACCTGATTCTTAGGTCATCTATAAACCTGCCAGTCCCCTTGATGAATGTGTGATGAATTGGGTCGTCGTGACCATTAAAGTCTATGATTTCATTCACGTTTGATGTCAGTATCCGGCCTATATAGTGTGGTGATATCTGCTTCATATTCTGAGAATCAAATGTTCCACCACCTGTTGAAAAGGTTCCACCATCAATGAACAATTGCTTGTCAAGGTCCTCCAGGCCGCTTGTTATCCTCACAAAGATTGATGTTGGTCCGTTGAGGTCTATGTAACTTGATGTTACACTGTTTGCCAATTCCGTGTTTGCACCACTGAAACCAAGAAGGTGTGCAGGTGGCCCAACCTCGGAAGAGGTTGCGTAGCCATTTGACCCCCCGTAGAAATTAAAAGTGAAATCGTTGTAAAATTCTATATTTGATGTTTCAGGGTTGAACACAAGCCTCCTCCCGGATACAAGACCGCTTGTTTCTAGAGTCTCTGTCATCGTCTCACCATCTGTTGAAAAGCCTAGGGTTGTGAAAGAAGTGTTTGAGAATGACAACAGGTTTGTCGAAATGTCAAAACTTGATAAAAGTAAATTGCTTGCCTCAGGAGCTTGAACCTGTATGGCATTTGCCAATGTTGAACCTATGTTGCTCATAGAAACCTCAAAGTCATCGAACACCCCATCAAGTGTATTTGAAAATACCAGGTTACTCGTATCGCTATCAAAAGTTATAGAATCTATTGAGGTGTTTGTGTCCAGCACAGCCAGTATGTCAGTTGCCAGGGTGTTCCCGCTCACAAATGAAATGTTTGTATCTCCAAATCTAAAATGATTATAGGTGCCATCATATGTTATAGAATCAAAATCAGTGATTGACCCAATATTTGCCAGTAACATCTCAGCCATATGTGTACCATTTGAATCAAAATGCACACCCAGGGTGTTTGAAAATTTAAACTTGTCATCAAAATACACCGATACTATACTATCAACCGAAGGGGCAACTTCTGTAGACATTTGATTTGCAAAATAATTTGCCTCATAATACGGAGTCACTACGTCTGGTGGGTCACCGCTAATAGTGTTTGAAAACGTAAATTGGTATGTGTCGCCACCATCGAATGTTATCGAGTCAAAATCAGTGATTGATGTGGCAACCCCAATATTTGCCAGCAGCATCGCAGCCAT